TTTTAATCTTCTTTTTTCCTTTTGTTCTTCTGTCCATTTTCTACCTAATCCACTTTTATAAAACCCTTTAATATTTTTTGCATTAATACTTAATCTTTTTAAATTTTCATTAGTATGTTTGCCTCCCAAATTTCCACCATCTCCGCCTATTGAAATATTAGTTAATTTTGGATAATGTTTAATCCAATAAATTTCTCTTTCAACCCATTTTTCTATTTCAACTTCTTCAATTAATTTTATAATTGGCCTTTCCCCTTTTAAAATTAATGATTTTATCCATGCCTCTTTATGTGTTGGTTTTATTGCTTTTTTAGATTGATTAATATGAACTTTTAATCGTTCATTTAATGGAGTAATTGTTTTACCAATATATCTTATATTATTATTTATTGGGTCTATCAATGAATATATTTTTACCATATACAAATATACAATATTTTCACCGCCATAGCAATTAAACTCATATATTTTTATCTCGAATAATCCTTGTTAATGCTCTACCAATACAACCGCTGCAATTTAAATCTACCGAAGCGTGGTAGGTTTGTTGGTAAAAATGTTTTAACTCATTACCGTATTCTCCTAAGCTAACTGCTTGAGAAGTTTTATATTCTTTTACTTTTTGAAGTAATCCTTCGCTTATTTCCATTTGTTTAATATTTCTAATCGCCTTTCGTTTACTGTATCAATCAAATATCTATCTTTAATTTCTTGATGTAGTTTACTACTTAAATCATTTTGCATATTAGCATTGTTTAACAGCATTGTAGCATACTTTTGGAAGTCTGCCTTATCTTTACACACCAAACTATTAACCATGTGATTTGAAAGCATAGAATAAGGGTGTATGTCTGATACTATTACCGCCTTCTTTGCCCATCCACTTTCAATCATCTTTAATTCGGATTTGTTTTTGTTAAACTGATTATTTTTTAAAGGTATCAAAGCTATGGAAGTATCGTGATAATGATTCATATATTCATTCACATTTAACATATCCTTTTTTAACGGGTGCTTTATTTTACCGCACATTTTAAACCATTCATCAGAATAGTGATAACCGCATAAAGTAATTGGTTCCTGTATTTCTCCCAACAGTTCTAAATCCATTGCGTGTGTGCTTGAACCTTGCCACATTAATTTATTCTCAACTGTAAAATCTTGATTGTATTGTGGTTCATTTGGGTCTATTGCATTTCGGCAAACTGTTACCTTACTCTTGTCTATTCCTAATTTGATTATTTGACTTCTTAAATGTGAATGTGTTGTGGTGATGTGGTCAGCATATTTCAATTGGTCTTGAATACATTTTGCAAAGTTAGTCTTCCGGGCAAAACTAAACATTGGGTGACCGGGTACTATATCCCAATAATCATCCAAATCCATTATTATCTTTACTCCTGCTATTTTAGCTTTGGCAAATATTGGTGAAGGGTCTAAGATGTCCGATATGTTACGGTTGAAAACAATCACATCAAACTGCTTTAATTCTTCAACAGTAACCATTCCACCTTCCCAATGTAGAGATGGTGTTTTTAATACATCATGTCCTTCACTTTGCAAAGCATTATAAGGCACTTGCAGTCTGTGATAGAATACACCGTTGTTAAAACTACCTACTAATAATATTCTCATTCAACTGTTTTTTTACTTTTTTTATTGTTTGATAAATTGCACCATATTTTATTCCTGTTTGTGCTGATACTTTTCTAAGGCTTCCAAATTCAATATACAGTTCAAATATCTTTTTATCATACCAAAATAACTTGTCTAAATTTGATTTTACTTTTATCAAATTGGTTTCAAATTGTGCATCTTGTTCTTTGTCGTATTCTTCAGCAAAAGTAAATTCTAAATCTATATGCTTATGGTTTTTTAAAAATGGATTGTTTTTATTTCGGGCTTCGTTTACTATCATCCGATAAATATAGAACTGCAAATAACCTTTTAAATAAATCTGCTCTAATTTAACGTGGTCAAATTCTAATATCCTAACCCATATATGCTGAAATAAATCATCTGATAAATGTCCTGCAATTCTACAAGTGTCTTTAATGTAAGATACTTTAGTCAAATGCTGTATTATACAATCTCGGTTCAACCATACAAATATAGTGTTTAGTTTACAAATGTTTCATTGCCTTAAATTCAAGTTCCCGTTTATGATTCAGAAGTTTTACAATAGTTCTGCATATAAGAATCTGCTTATCTACTGACTTTTCACTTACCATCTGCTCTGATAGTTCTTTAATTCCGTTGTTTATGCTTTCTATTTCTTCCATCTTCCAATATTTAGGTAAAATTCGGGGTCTTTTTTCACTCTATCTCCTAATGCTTTATTAAATATTTCTACTCGCTTCCAATGGGGAATGTTTAACCATCGTTTTCCCAAAAGTTCTTTTCGCCCAATTTTGTTTGTTAGCTTCCAAAAATCAGAAAAGGTTGGATAATCTTCTATCATCTTATTAAGTGATAAGTTGTAACTTCTGTTTCGATGTTGTACCGGGTCATAACTTTCTTTTCGGTGGTTTCAAAGTTTACGCCTTGACGTTTCAGTCTGAACATAATCCCTGACAATCTCCAGTTCCCGTACTTGTCTAAACATTCACGTTGATTAATACTACCATAATGGTTTAGATGCCATCTTACTGCTTCAGTAGCGTTTTTGTGGCTCGGTTCTGTTTTAAAAATGTTAAATATGCTCATAGTTTAATTAAAATAAAAGTCTGTTTGTTTTTCCATCCATTTGACACAAAGATAATATATACTTATTCTTGGTTCGTGGACATTTTCCTCAAGGGTTTGAACCGTTGATTTGTTTATCCCTATTTCTTTTGCTGCCGTTGCTCTGCTTAGTCCTTTTGAGTTTCTAAACATAAATAAGTCTTCGCTAAATTGTTTTCTGTTAAACATCTTTCAAATATCTATTTTTATATAATACGATTATCACTTTTTCTAATTTGTAATTAATCTAAATAGCTTCTACTTTTTCAGTCAAGGCTTTTTCAATATAATAAAATGCACGGTTTACAGCTACTTTGTAAATGTCATCAACTTCATACAAGTCTTTATGTTTGCCTATTCCATAAATCGCACTGGTATGGTCACCCATTCCTTTGTTAGTCTTGAAACCTAACTGCAATGCTAAGTCTGAAAGGTTGTACTTAGGGAAATATTGCTTATGAATAAAGAAATAACAGAACCTTGCTTCAGGATATGGTCTTCTCCTCGTTTGGTTTGCTATTTGAAAACTTGGAATGCCAAAAGCTAATTCAATATTTCGTTTAATCATATCTTCTATTTCGGGGCGTGATAAATGACTTTCATCGGCTTTGTTGTAATCTACCACCAACAATCTTATTTTCCTTCCTGTAAAGGCTGCTAATTGCTTTTCAAACGTGGCAATCATATCACTAATCATTTCTTTTTTTGTCATTCTCATAATAAGTTTGTAAATCTTTAATTGTTACTTCGTTAATTTCTATATTGTGAAATTCTGCTGCCTGTTTTATTATTTCTTCAAAGTCTATCATGATTTAATTTGGTAATAAAATTCGTCGTCTAATCTAAATGCTTTTCTAATCGTGTTTTCAATTGAACTGGCAGTTTTTAGTTTTCGGTAAATATTGCCGCCTTTCATTTGCTCATAAAAAAATTCATCACGTTCTTTAGTCGGTGCGTTTGCCAGTATTTCAAACCAATCTACCAAAGTTAAATAACCTTTTTCGGCTTCTTGTAAAATACGTTCCTGTGCTTCTTCATCCTTTGTCGTTGGATGAATAAAGTATCTGTCTTCTAATGGATAAGGATATTCTATCTTATTGCCATACATATCTATTTCAGGACTTGTAAGATAAAGAATAACGCCTCCCCAATCTTTGCCTTCAGCAATCATTTGCATCTGATTTTGAAAGTAATATTTCTTTGGTAGTCTTTGACATTGTTCCAAGTATGTATCCACGTAGTAAGGACATTTTACATCATAAACTCCAATATCTCCTATGCAGTCAGCAGATGCACCACACCAATCATTAATGGGTGTGTAGATGTCGTGCCACTTGCAGTTGTCCATTTCGCTTACAATTAACTCGTATGCTTCGTACTGGTTAATTGTTCCGTGCTGCATTGGCTTGGTATCTAAGTTATCTGATATGCCTAATGATTCCATTGTTTTGCGAAGGAGATAAGATTCTGCTGTCTTACCTCCTGTTAATAGTTCGCCTATTCCTGATGCACTTATTTTAGAGTTCATTTGCTTAGTTCTACTTTTTTCTTAGTTAGCATTGCCTTGATGGTTGTGTTTGCATCTATTGTGGCTTTGTTACCGTTGTAAAGTGCCATAAGTTCATCAATAGTTTTAACCTTGCCTATTTCACTTGCCCATTCTGAATATTCGTAAATGTCGGATTGTGCTTCAACTGTTTTTCTTTGTGGAACACTTGCCTTATTGCCATCATCATCATCTGCACCGATATTTAAAAGGCTTTGTAATCCGTATCTCCTTGCATAAGTAATTCCACTTCCTTGCGCCTGTGCATCGTTAATCTTTGAGTAGATTATTTCTGTTAAGCCTTCAAACGTTTCGCCTGATTCGTGCAGGAGAATAGTTTTAATAAAGTTCTTGCCGTCTATGTGTACGGTTGGCTGTAAACAACTTATTCCGTGTTTATGTAGTGCAGGAATACAAGCCTCTCTAATTGCGTTTAAATCCGCATATTTTGACTTAAAGAAAGGATTTGAACTTCCTTTTGTAGCGTTACCCATTTCCATTTGTGCCGCTAATATTGCTTTTGATATTTCTTTCATATAAATTTAATTGGTTTTGAAATTTGTTTAATTCTTTTTTTTAACTTTCGTTTTTCAATTTTACGAAATATGCTTTGCACCCAGTTGTTAATTAGCTTTTCCATTGTATGTCTTTAATTATGTAGTTAATTAATTGATGTTGCTTTTCAGTTGAGTTAATAAATAAGTCAGAGTAAATAAACTCCTGTGGATTCAAGTCGATAATTTCGCCTTCAGAACATAGTAGTTCGTTTGCTCCAGTTGCTTCTATCCACTCATATACTTTTTCTATGCTTATTTTTAGCTCTGTTACATCGGGAATAGGAAACTCATATCCTTTTGGAAA